ACTGCGAATTACGCGTGCTGCAACACCGACCGGTAGGCTCGGCTCGAGGATGAGGGACGTGTATCACTGGATGATACGCATCGATATCAAAGCACTAATATCCCTCGTCGAGCATACACACTTTCAGCCGAAGCGTAGGTCGTGACACTGCGGCCCATGGCATTAATCAGAGCGACTATCCCATCAATGCGTTCACTACTTCTCCTCCGCGACGGCTTCAAATTCCCAGCCGCATCCTCCTCAACCGCCACATTCGAAGCCATCCACCGCAAAACTGGGCTGCCGCCATGCCTTACCTTTCCAGCCAAGAGGAGATTCATCAGCTCTTTGGTCGGCGTAGACTGCGACGAGAACCCCTGCCCCCACGGCACCACAGTAAATCCATCTCCCATCAGCTGTGTAGAGAGATGCGTCGCATTCCACCTGTCTATCACAACCTCAGCTATCTTAAACCGCTCCGATAGCTCCTTGATTTTGGCTCGAATGAAGTCGTAATCAACAACATTACCCGGCGTTGTATACACGTATCCCTGGCGCGCCCACTCTGCATAGGGTACCCGGTCCTTGCGCTCTCGCTTTCCGATGTTTTCGGACGGAATCCAAAAGTATGGAAGTACATCGTAGGTTCCATTTGAACCCGGAAATAGGAGCACCAACGCGGTGATGTCTGTTGTCGACGAGAGGTCTAGGCCAGCGTAACAAGTGCGACCTTCTAAGCTTCTCGGGTCCACAGCGCCATCGCACGAGTCCCACAGCTCAGCGGAAATCCATCGACTTTCCTGCTCGGTCCATTGGTTAAGGTGTAGACGACGGAACGTGTTTGCGTAGGCCGGAATCTCCTTCGCCTTCTTGAACTCCTGATGGAGGTAATCGGGCTTTAGAGAGACGCCTAAGCTCGGATTCGCCTTCGCCCAGTTCTCAGGAAGGGTCCAGTCATCGTCATCTTCAAGGCCGTAGAGCACCGGCAAGAACGATGGGTCATCGATTGAACCATCCGCGACTCTCTTCGCGTATGAATGAAGCTCCCAGCAGATCGAATTGCGGTCGTAGCCAGCGGTGGTGATGGCAACTACAAGGGGCTGGCGACGTGCGCCGGTGGAAGTTGTCAGAGTATCCCACAGCTCTCGAGATGGCTGGGCGTGCAGCTCATCGAATACGATGCCGTGCGCGTTGAGCCCGTGCTTGGTGTACGCGTCAGCCGAGAGGACTTTGTAGGTGCTACCCGTTGAAGGGATGGTTATAGCTCTTTTGAAGGCTTCGGCTCTTTTAGACAGCGAGGGATTCGCACTGACCATCTGCTTCGCCACCTCAAAGACGATACCTGCCTGCTCCCGGTCGGCTGCAGCGGAATACACCTCTGCGCCTGACTCGTGGTCAGCGAAGAGGAGATAGAGGGCGATGCCAGCGGCGATGGTCGATTTACCGCACTTTCTAGGAACAAAGATGTAGGCCGTCCGATATCGACGGGAGCACTCTTCGGGTTTGTCGGAATCCAGGCGCTTCCATCCGAAAAGTGGGCGGATGATTCCATCTCGTTGCCACGGCTCAAGAGTGAACGGCTTGCCAGCCCACTCTCCTTTCACATGCACCAGATACTTCTCAAAGAAGGCGCAAGCTAGGTCAGCAGCCCGGTCGTCAAACCAGAATTGTGCATCGATGTCGGTTGCCATTATCCAAAGAGCTCCTTCTCAAGGTCATCCTCGCGCTCACTCGCGCTTTCAGCTCGTAGCCTGCTGCGAGAGGACGGTGTCATTCCAAAGTCCCCCATCAAAGCCCTCATCTGGTCGAGTGCTTGAGCAGCCACTCTCACATAGGGATTCATCACAGGACTGCCCGTGCTTCCCGAGATAACGCAGCCATCGCGTCGGACGTGTCGCTCTGCATCAATCCAACGGGAGTAGCACATACAGAGAGCTGCAAGTGCAGTCCTATCGATTCTAGTCAGAACTCCCGCATCCCGTAGGAGAGGCGCACATCGTATCCACTCACTCAACGCCTCCGCATCAAGGTCGTCCGGCGGTAAGAGCTCATCGTCGACCTCATACGCTGGCTCTGTAGGATTGAGAGGTCTCTTCCCTGGATTCCCATTCAGAAGCTTTAGTGCTCTAGGTTTCGGTTTTCTTCCCATACGTATCTCCACAAAAAATCTCTTCAAATTTCGCGGCGGTGTCCGTGAGGCTGGGGTGGCGGTCTGGAACGAGCGGCCCCAGAGATTTTACTGCCCCTCCCCTTGCGTGGTGAGATTCCTGGCCGCGCTTACGCTGATGGCAGCGATTACACAGCGATTGAAGGTTTGCCTCATTGAGAGCATCACCCCCGTCTTTGATAGCGATTATGTGGTCGACCACCTCGGCAGGATGGAGGCAATGAACGCAGACCGGATTGCGCCGGATAAACCATCCCCGAAGTCGCTGCCATTTAGCGGAGGAATAAAAGGCTCGGTTCCCGTCTTGTGCTTTGTAGAAGGCCCTCTTGCTACGGGCGTGTAGCTCACAGCATCCGACCTCTACAAGTTGAGAGCAGCCTGGAAATGTGCAGGGCTTTAAGGGACGGCGCGGCATCAAATCTCCCCTTGTGTCGGTTCGGTCGGATAAGTCAGTCCTTCTGTCGGTTTTGTCGGGTAACTCCCTTCGTGTACATTTGGGAATAGTGGGGTGAGCCCTGCTCTATTACCCACTCTTTGGTTGAGAGAGGGGTTATTTATTGATTTTACACACTCATGGGTACCCGACAGAACCGACGGAAGTCCGGAAGTGTCCGACACATCCGACAGAAGTTCTTTATCGGCTGGAAGGACTAGGAGCCCAGCTCGCTTACACCGCTCCTCAATGAGCCCCTCATATATCGCGGCATCACCCGCGGAAAGCGGGAATCCAGGCATCTGTCCAGCCACTCGTCGCTTTATTCTGTCGAGAGCACGAACTCTCCACTGAATGAGCTCGAGCCGCTGTAGCCTGAGTGTATTTATGCTCGGGGTCATCAATTACCCCCCAGCAGTTCAGGGTGAATGTGATATTCGACAACAGGTCGACCACCGGTATCCGTGACGGCTACGCCCCTGAGGGCTCCGTATGACTCAAGCATCTCCACGGCCGTCTGCACCAGGGCCGAGGTATCAAGGCCGCTGTGCCCGTTGCGATATACGTCTCGAACTCTAAATGGCGAAGATAGTGAACCTCGACGAATCAGCTTTATGAGCTCATGAGCTGCCGAGCTATCGGCACTCATACCAACTGAATAAACCCTTCGCACGTGTGTCTCTAGGTATCGACCCCAGTTCAGTGCCCGAACAAGGGCGTCCTTACTGACAGGTCCGGAACCTGCATCTACTAAATGGCAGATGAGCGCAATAGAAGGGATAAGGCTTCGATACTTACTTAAGTGACTCTCGATAGCAGCGTGCTCAGCGCCTTTCCGCAGCGTCAGCTCAAGCTGTTTGCGCCAACCATCAAAGAGAGTCTGTGCATCATCTGCGAATCGTAGGAATGGAATTCCGTCCGGATGAAATTCATCCCGTTCACCGAGGCTGGCGTCGACTGTCGCAAGGAAATGGAAGGCTTGTCTCATCTGCTCCCTGGCTGCAACATTCGGCCAACGGTCGACGTTTCGCCACTCCTGCGGAACGTCCGGCCAAACGACAAGTTGAAAGCGCTGCATCAAGCCGTCATCACCACTACCGTTGGCCAGAGCCTCCTTGAGATACGATGAGAACGGGCCGGGTTGAATTCCACCAAAAATCGACACGCACGCTGCCTCTATCTCGACGGTTTCACGAATTATTCGGTCATACACAAATCGACCATCACCATTCCACGCCTCGAGCATGAAGGCTCTCTGGGTATCATTCCCTGGCTTATCAAGTCCCTTTAGAAATCCGACTAACTCATCGCGAACAAGAATAACCCCATTCGGATTCTCTGAGAGGATTTCGCCGAGCTTCTCAACAGTTGTGTCGTTTACGATATAGCGAGTGCGAGTTGGACCGGGAGCGAGTTCAGGTATCTCACTTAATTTGCGCTCGGCCTCTTCTCGGGCTCCCTTCTTCATCATCTCTTTGGCGAGTTTCCGTGCGTTGTCCGCATCCATTAACTGAATTTGATTGCTTCGCTCGTACTCTGCTCTTGCTTGCTCAAAAGTTCGCCTCGACTCTTGCTCCAGTGAATTCAAGAATTTGACAACCTGGCTAATTGCAGGAGTTTTCATCACCCCTGGACGCCCTATTGCAGCGCCCCAGAGATTCGGCACGACGAGCCAATCATCGCGACGTTTAGGCTTAATGCCCATTCGACGCCCTAGCACCGCACCCGCAAATGTCATCGCCGCTACGGCAGCAAAGTCAGGAGGACACTGAAGGCGGTCGGCGATATCCATGATGAAGCCGCGAAAGGCTTCAGGGAGAAGGTTCTCGTCGAAGGGCTGCACCTCCGGGAGTTGCTGCACGGGCAATTCAAGGGCGGGCCACGGTGAATCGATGCTTACCTCCGAGCTAATCGACCGTCCCTCGCGATAGCTCGGCTCAAATAGTCGCCTCAAGTCCGACCACTTCTTGTCCCGGCACCCATTATGATGACACCGAAACGAGAGTGCTCCGTTGCCTAGCTTTACTACCACAGCAGAAGCGTCAGTATGGGCTGCGTTGAACGGACACTGCTTTAGCACCCACCGGGTTCCGTCCTTCCAAGGTGCCCTGCGCAATACTTCGATATTGTTAGAAGCCAGCCACCCCGAGACATCGAGAGATACACCGATTTTGACTGGTGACGTTCCCGTGCGCGTCAGCTCCTCCGGAAGCACAATCCGCCCTAAGAGCTCAGCGCACACCGACTCAAGCGTCGATGGAATGGAAAGGATTTTAGCTCTACGATGCGGTCGGTCTTGTAATGAATCCCCTTTGCAGGCCATCGTGCCGTACAACTTCCAAATCCGCGCGGCATTAGAAACCGTTTGGTCAATCGTTGATTCATCGTCGTCAAACTCGAATGCAACAGCTTCAAGAGCGCTCTTGCACAGTTGAAGACTGGTCACGTCGTTCGGCAAATTGATTCGATAGAGAAGATGCGTCCCGTTCCCGCTATCTGCGATGATAGGCTCAGGCCATCCCTGGCTTGAAAGCCACCTCTTTATATCGTGAGCCTTGGCAAGAGCCGCCCGATGCTCTTCTTCTGACGAAGAGATTCCACTGGCACGAATCGGGTCTACATCAATCGGCAACCACGCCCGACTCAATACGTCGTCATCAGTGGCTGAGGACTTTGCGTAGAGCTCAAAGCGGTTTGCCGCTCGGGCAAGGAGCTCTCGGCGAATGGGATTGAGGGTTACATAGATACCCGGGACCCTGCCATCATACTCGCCGACCGCTCTAACCGCTGCATCAAGGTCGTCGAAATATCCCCTCACTACGCCTGTTTTCCCCGACTGAGGGATTCTAATTTCGACTAGTTCGTCGAAGTTAAGGAGTCGCAAGGCCTGCCGCATCTCGTCTTGAGGCGAAGCGGGCTGAATTGAAGCGCCGATAGTTTCCACAGAAAATCCCCGAAAAAGGGCGTACGAGAGATAGCCCCTCGTACGCCGTGGTACTAAGCGGCTCTCGACTCTTTACCGATGAGAAGGACACTGGTCGCATAGGTCCAGGTCTTCTTCGGATTCCAGTCGACATCAACGAAGTAGTGACGCCCTACCAGACTCTGCATGAAGGACCATAGAAGGTCGGGGTCCTTCTCGACCGTCTCAGAGATTTCTCCTGGCAGGATGAGCATCCTCAAAAATGCTTTGAGGCCACTCTTCTGGCTCACCATCACCCCGGTGTACTTGCTCACTTCCTTCCCGGAGATGAGGAGGAACACGAACTGCAGTCGTGCTCCCCACTCATTTCCGTTCTCATCAACCTTCGCTTCTATGAAGAGAACGTCCTTCAAAATCCCCTCATAGCGTCCTGGGTCGACGGGAGAGGAGGTCTTCACGATAAGAGGTGACTTTTGATGATTGACGTTATGTGTCATAATTACTTTTCCTTACTGTATTATTCAGCCGTAGTCGTCTGAAGCGACTACG